AGGCAGCCTAAACAAATCATAAATTCTTGCTCAAAAGTCGGAATGCTGTTGCTGCCACTGCTGGAACTTGTCCGTTTCCAATGGCTTTAAGTCTGTCCACTCTAGCGGCCACCCCATTAGCCACTCGACCCACGTCGGGTTCAACGGACCACCCACTTCCGCGTTCAACGGTTTTGTGTTGCGATCCATTTGCGACCCCCCCCCATTGTTCTTGGCATCCTGCGCGGTTGGTGTCGGCCATATCCTTTCCTTCGTTGAAGCCGCGCACCGATAAGCCATCCGGCTGAATTCCTCTCGGGAGTTCGTCATCTTCGCCAACATCGTTACTGATCCCTTGTTGACAAACCCTCTCGTATCCGGTGTCGGCCATTTGTTTGTTCTCGCCATAAAATTCAGATCGCCCGTTCCCGCCCTCTCCGCTGATCTCTCGCCGCCCCCGCCTCCAGTTGTCGGTGTCGGGAATATTGGTTTTGCATACCTGCTCTGCATTGATGGCGCTAATTGATTGGCTGTCGCTGTTACCGTTGGCCATAGATTCATGCGTTTCTTGAGTGCTTTCCGACCATTGCTGCCCCCGTCCAATCCCACTGTGTTTGGAGTGTGCCAAAAAGTTTCGTTGTTCGGCTCTAATCCAGATTCTTTCTCTGAGGTGTGGCGCACCAACGTCTGCTGCTGATACGACACCCCATCGCGCATCAAACCCCAGCGCGGCCAAATCTCCAAGGACTGTTCCAAGTCCGCGAGAAGTGAGCATTGGGCTGTTTTCCACAAACGCGTAACGTGGTCGTACTTCGCCAATAATCCGCGCCATTTCAGACCAGAGTCCTGATCGGCTTCCAGAGATTCCCGCCCCCCCCCAGCGGCGCTGATGTCTTGACAGGGAAACCCGCCAGATACCACGTCAACAATTCCTTGCCACGGCTTTCCGTCAAAGGTGCGTACGTCATCCCAAATCGGGAAAGGCGCGAGAATTTTGTCATTTTGTCTTGCGACAAGTACGCTTGCGGGGTAGGGTTCCCATTCAACGGCACAAACGGTTCGCCATCCGAGCAACTTTCCCCCGAGTATGCCTCCACCAGCGCCTGCGAAAAGAGCCAGCTCATTCACGCCGCCGCCAATGTTTCACCAACCGCAGCCAGAGCTTCTTTTAAATGATTTAATTGTGTGCGGCCAATGTTAGGGACTCTCAAAATCTCGTTTTCGGTGTAAGCGCAGATGTCGGCAATGGTATACAAATCCTCCGACAGCAAAGCGTAATGCAAACGCGTCCCCAGCTTCAGCGTTCGCATGTCGCTGTTGTTTTTTTTCTCGTTGAGCGCGGCCATGTCGATTCGTTTCTGCCTCTCGCTCATCATAAATTCCGCGCACTGCCATGCGCTGGTTGCGACATCGGCATAGTGTGGTGATGAGTTTGATGTGCGCTGCAAAAGCGCGGCCATCGCCGCAAGTGCAAACTGGTCTTTGAGGTCAAGCATAGAGCGCCTGGTCAATCGTGAGCTCGCCCTTGGTCAGCGAGTAAATGCGCCAAGCGTTGACCTCCGGAATGACCGTTTTCCACGCGGTAACCGCCTGCGTCGACAGCTTTAGCGCCTCGGCAACCGCCCGAACGCCCCCATAATATGCAATAACGTCTGATTTCAGCATGGCTTACCCTTTGATTTGATTGCGTTATAAAATACTTGTAAATAGTTGTTGCAAAGTGATACGGACTGATTATAATCATTTCCATACTAAGTTGCAAACAAACATTTACAAGGAGAAACAAAATGAGCAAAGCAGAAATGAAAAAAGAGTTTGAAGCCTACTACGCAGAATTGAAAGCAGAGGCAAAAGCAGACGGTTACAAAGTAAATAAAGCGTTTGAATGGGAAAGTTTTCAAGAGCACTTGGCTACTCTGGACTGATTCCCCTGACCCTGCCAACGCGGGGTTTTCGGAATACGCAGCCGGAGCGAGTCCGGCAACAAAACGGAGATAGAAATGAAAATTAGAATCGTAGAAGCCAACCGCCAGAAAATCCACGCGCTGCTGGGCGAGATCAACGGCAAGTCAGTGTTGCACACAGCAAGTGCTGAAAATATTTTTAAACTTGCCGAACACGTAGAAATGCAACTTTGCAAATTTAGCATTGCCAAAAAAGACCGCAACGGCGCTACCGCCTCCGGCATGTCCGGTGGGGACGTTCCCAACGCTTACAAATACAGCAGGGTCGTAACTGCGTATGGCATTTTACGCGGCGCATCAGTCTGGTTTTTGGTTTATGCAAAGCGCGACGAGACTTACGGCAATGCGGCAAAACCGCGTTTGATCCTGACTCCCGACCAGCGCGACATCGCGGTGTCGAAATTTACCTCGCAATTTTCGGTGCAAGCTTTTGCGGCGGTGGCAGCATGAGCGCCGAACGCTGCATGTGCGGAGCCACGGACTGCCCGGTTTGCGGACCGTTGCAAGGCTACTCAATCAGCCGCCAGCCGAACGCTCACGACCGCGAGCTGGCGCTGGAAAACATTGTGGAAACCGTCATGGATTACGGCATGTGGCCGCAGCCGGTCAAAGGCAAACTCAAAAAATCGGAGTTTGACCTTTACGACTTCCTGCTAGAAGAACGCGACCCCAGCTACTTCCTCGAAATGTATATTGGTTGCATCACCGGCAACGAGATATCAGACCGCATCCGGCGCGAGCAGGCAACAATTAAAGAAATGCTGGAAAAGCATTTCCGGGACTCAGATATTGTTGCGGATCTCGCAGCAGAATACGCGAGCGAAGCATGAGCTTTTTAGAGATGGTCGGCGCTGGCGTTTGCGGAGTTGCAACGCTGGCGGCAAGCTGGGTATTTGTTGTTTTGTTGTTCTCAATTTAATCGGAGGATTTATGCAAAAATCAGAATCAATTGCAGGACTGGCGGCAGCACTGGCAAAAGCGCAGGGACAAATGAAAGGCGCGGTCAAAGATTCTGCAAACCCGTTTTTCAAGAGCAAGTATGCGGATCTGGCCTCGGTGGTCGAAGCCATCCGGGTTGCTTTTGCCAGCAACGGCCTGTCTTACATCCAAACCGTCGAGCCCAGCGACAAAGACGAGGTGCGCGTCGAGACCACAATCCTGCACTCGTCCGGAGAATGGATCTCCTGCGGTGTCCTGTCCCTGCCGGTTTCAAAATCCGACGCGCAAGGCTACGGCTCGGCGCTGACTTATGCCCGGCGCTACAGTCTGAGCGCCGCTACCGGAGTCGCACCGGAAGATGACGATGGTAACGCAGCCAGCAGTGCCAAGCCTAAGAAAACGATGGACTGCCGAGCCCACCTTGCCGCCCTGGAAGCCGCGCCCACGCTGGATGACCTCCAGGTTGCATTCAAAACCGCCTACAAAGCGGCTCAAACGGAGAATGACACCGTGGCAATGGCTATCCTGACCGGAGCAAAGAACAACCGCAAGACCGCGCTGGGCATTCATCCGACCATTTATAACAAAGGCCCAGCATGAAAGTCATTGATGCGGTCCAGGGGAGCCCGGAGTGGCTGGCAAGTCGTGCCGGTCGAGTCACGGCCAGCATGATTTCTGCGGTCCTGATGAAGCCGGAAACAGCGGGTTTCAGGGATTACCAGGCGCAGCTGGTCGCGGAGATTCTGACCGGCAAGCCGCAAGGATCGGATTACACGAATGCGGCAATGCAGTTTGGGACGGAAACAGAACCCCTGGCCAGAAGCGCGTATGAGGCCGAAACAGGGTTATCGGTGGACGAGGTAGGGCTATGCATCCACCCGACGATAGACCGCGCCGGCGCCTCTCCTGACGGTCTGGTGGGCAATTCCGGGCTGGTAGAGATCAAATGCCCCAAACCTGCCACGCACCTTGCAAACCTAATTGCCGGGGTTGTCCCGGCAGGCTACAAAAACCAGATGGTGTGGCAAATGGCTTGCACAGGTAGGGACTGGTGCGATTTCGTCAGTTTCCGGCCTGACCTGCCGGAGAATCTGCAACTGCTGATTGTCCGTTTTAAGCGTGACGAAAAGGAAATAGAGAAGTTGGAAACCGCGGTGGTTGCCTTTTTGGTAACTGTCGACGAAATGATCAAAAAACTTAAAGGAATAAAATAATGGCTGAATTTGTGCAAAAAGAGCTGTGCGGCTCAATGTTTAAGAACCAAAAGAAGCTGACCGAGCAGCATCCGAACATGACCGGCAGCGCAATGATTGCAGGCGTTGAGTATTGGGTATCAGCCTGGACTAAAACCGACCAAAACGGCAACAAGTGGCAAAGCCTGTCGTTTAACAAGAAGGAGCCCAAGACCCGCGCTCAAGCAGACCTGGCGGTTTCCGAAATTGATAACGATATCCCGTTCTAAACAATGAAAACGACGAGTGCACCGGAACAACAAGACAACGACAACTGCCCGTTATGCGGCAACGACACGCTCGACATGGGTTACGGACTAGCCGGTGGCGGCATTGGCGTTTACTATTTTTGCAAAACGGATGGGTGCAGCTATTTTCATAAAACTCAAGACGGAGATCAAAAATGAGCCGCAACGCATTTAATGAACTGGCGCAGGAATACAACGAGCGCGAAGATTACCTTGCAAGCAGGCAAGAAGAACGGCAGGCAGAAAAACCCTCAATCAATCCCTGCCCGTTCTGCGGGCATGACGACGTTGAAATTGACGAGATCGAGATCGGAATCATTGCGATTTGCTGTCCCGAATGCCTGACCATCGGACCGCACCAGGACGGTATGCAGTCTGTTGAGCTCGCCATTGAAAAATGGAACCGCAGAAAATGAAAGAATTTAGACTTAAGGTTTCTGTTCGCAATAACTTGCTTTTATCCGCAATTGAATCGCAGGGTTACGTTTCTGTTGCTGAGTTTGAGAGAGCTTGCGAGCTCGGCTCTGGCAGCATAAACAATCTTGTTGCAATGCGAGAAGCGCCCATCTTGCAAAGCGGAGAGTTTTCGCAGAAAGCAAAGCTGGTTATGGAGGTGCTTGGCGCGGCACCCACTGACCTTTGGACTGAGCAGCAATTGACTATCAAACTCAAAACGAACAGCGGAGAACGAGCTATAGATGCAAACCTTGTGCAGCATTTGCTTGAGCAGAAAAACCGAAACGACTACCTGCCATCACCTGAAGATTTATTATTGGCGGCAGAAACATCAGCAATAGTAAATGAGGTTTTAAGAACGCTTAACCCGCGAGAAAAAGAAGTGCTGCACGAAAGATTTAGCAATGATTCCACCCTTGATGAAGTCGGCAAAATTCACGGTGTTCATAAAGAGCGAGTTCGGCAAATAGAGGCAAAGGCTTTGCGAAAGCTGCGCGACAAAAAACGT